CGGATTCAGACACCCACTTGCTCGGCATCAGCTGAACAACGTTTTCCATATCTACTCCTTTGGCGGCCAGAGCCACGTAATAATCAGGGCAATAAAAAGGACGAGATTAGTTAAGATCTCGCCCGAGGTGATTTCGTCGTATGTGGTGTTCATTTTGCAGAAGCTGCCTCCTTATCCACCTGATGCACAAAGAACGCTAACCAGCGCTTTGCTGGAAAGGTGTCTGGCGGCAGGGCGGTAATTGATTTGGCGTGTTTATCGAGAAGGGAGGTAATGACGCGGTCGTGTTCTTTCCTGGGCCTGCCATCTATGGCGGTGGTGATTTCGCTCCTGCACTTAAGCGCGACGGCCTTAAGCACGTTTTTAGCTGGAGGCATCATGTCACCCTTTATTTGCGGAGAGCATGCTGGAAGCGCTCAGGGCAGTCCTGCATTAATCGCTATAGTTATAGATTGATTGATATCTCAGGTTAAGAGAATATGATCTCCGACAGCTGGATTGCGTCGTAATGTGAATATGATTAAGGAATAAATATGTCAAGCGAAGAAAAAATAGAAGTAATCAAATGGCATCAGCGTATTCAAGAAGTAGCATATTTAGAAGCTGGCCAGCATATGCGTGCATTGAATCAGCTGATGTGGCAAGTGCCTAGCTTGGTTATCGCCATTAATGGTGGATTATGGTATGGAACTACACTTGTATCTGAAGTTGCAGCTAGATATATATTTTTCATGGTTTTTATATTCGACATAATGTCAATTATCACTTTGTATAGGTTGCGGTCATTACTAGAGTTAAAAATTAACTTTCAAAATAAAGTTGAAGATCAGTGTATAGATGGGATTCTAAGTGAGATTTCATTAGTTCATTTTAATCATATTTGCGTACAGCATTCTATCTCTATTAACAAGTTAAAGGAAGAGCAGGCTACAAAAAGACAAAAGGATTTAAGTAGGTTGTCCAAGCTTTTCAAATGGAGTTTTGGATTTATCACAAAGCATACAAGCGGTAACTATACTGTTATTGGCTGCTGGTCGACAGTTCTTTTGTGCTGCGCTCTAATCAGTTTTGCTGGAGGCGTATCACCTCAAACATTTCTTGATAAAGCTGATAAAGAAATTAAATATGAAATAAAAAACCTCAAGAACGGTGATATAATAACAGTTACAAAAAAGTGAGGTGGTGTTATGAAGAGTTGGGATCAATACAATGATGAGTCAAAAGGTTTCTTTGAAAGCTATTTAAGTATAAGTTCAGAACTTATATTTTCTGATGTTATTGACTATATGCCTTCTTCAGGGGCCCGTTGCTTGGATCTTGGTGCTGGGTCTGGCCGTGATTCAGCTTTTTTAGCTAAGCGTGGCTGCAAGGTTAAGGCAGTAGAACCAAGCGAATTATTTAGGCTTAAAGCTTCTGCTTTTTTTAAAGATCTTGATATTGAATGGATTGATGACTCTTTGCCAAGCCTAAGAAAGGTAAAGGCTTTAGGCCATTGTTACGACTTTGTTTTAATGAGTGCTGTCTGGATGCATCTTGATAGTATTGAAAGACAGGCGGCTTTGGTGAATGTATATTCCTTACTTAAAAATGGCGGTGTTTTTATATTGACGCTTAGGCTTGGCTCTGCTGAGCCCGATAGAATGATTCATGAAATCACCACCAATGAAGCTATCACTAAAGCGAAGCTGGCCGGGTTTGATATCAAGCATGTTAATCCTGTCAAAGGTGATGGTTTTAAGCGTGGCGAAGTTAGTTGGCAAATTCTCGTTTTAACTAAGAACTAAAACTTCAGCATGCTTGCGGGCATGCTTTTCTCGCGACTTTGGGGATATATAAAATAATTATTCTGAATAAAAATTTTGGTTGTAATTAGATGTATATCCTTTAGTGTTAAATAGTTTTCAATTTTTTACTGAGGTAATAATTAGATTTTTTCGGGCGATGAGCAGTTTCAGATCGAGCGTCATTCACAAACTCCTAAATAGATGCTGCTGCATAAGTTCTTATCATCCATGGCTCCCAGCATGTCGAACTGCCGGCCACCGAAAGTTGTTAATGACCAGTCCCTGTAAGTTTCAATACCGTGTGATTTAAGTGATACCTTGGTGCCATCTTTCTCAGCCCGCACAGGATCTAGAGTTGAAGGGAAGAACGCCGCGTTACCTCTCTTCGAGCACTGAGCAACAATCCTTTCCCACTCAGCTACCCGACTTATCTCTTCAGGCCAGCGGGTAAAAATTTCACCCAGCTCAGCCTTATTGACGTTCACGCATGGCATGCAACCAACCCGACTGCACCCCTGCTGATAAAGCGGGTTGGGCTTGATTCCGTGACGTTTCGCCAGAGCGAAAACATCATCGTGCGTCCATTGCAGGATGGGGCGGTAAAGTGACACTCCTGGACCTAAATCAAAGCCTTCCTCCCACTCTGGAAGTAATGCTCGCTTGGGCGATTCCTGCGCCCTAACTCCCTGCCAGCTGATGACTTTGTTTCCTGATGCGACAATTGGATCAACAACCTGCTGCTGCATTGGTATTTGCTTAAGCTCGAATGTGCAGAACTTTCTTTTCGTCGAAGGGAAGGTGCCTTTCCAGATGCACATGTCGAGGAACGAGATACCCGATGGCTTCAAAGCACGGAGTGCGCGCTGAATGATCCTTGCCGCTTCCTCATCACTGTATCCGAGCGTTTCGGTCAGCGACTGCGGCCACTTATCAATCACGAACTGGCGCTTTCCTTCAATCTGCCGTGTAAAGTCAGCCTTTACTCGCTTCAAAGGCCCGAGTTTGTTTTCCAGATAGTCCAGATATTCCATCGTCTGCGCGTGCTCATGGCCGGTGTCGGCAAATGCCGCCTCAAACTCAACTCCTGACTCGATGGCCAGCAGCCATTGAGCCAGACTGTCTTTTCCGCCGGATACGGTGACAAGGTTTACCAGATTGCGCTCATAGCAACGCGGGTCAGCTTCGAAGCTGGCCAACTGTTTTGCTGCTCCCATCTCTTACCCCTTATGCCGCCGTCAGGCTCAATGCCGCGGCGAAAATAGTCAGATAGCAGGCAATAAAAAACCGCCCGGAGGCGGCTGTTTATAAGAAATTAAAAGGGATTAAATTCCCATGCGGTACTCTTCGTATGAACGAGGTTTAGAGTCACCTTCTTTACGATAAGCAAGGAGTTCATTCTGCCGATCCGTAACATACCCCAGTGTTTCAGTAAGCTGACGTCGCAGAGTAGTAGGCATTTGAGGAATGCTTTTATCGCCCAGTCCATTCTCGATTTTATTCATGATTTCGAGAGCCAGGCCAATCTGCTCAGCATCTCTCAAAATATTAACGCGATAACCCTCACGGGCCTCTTCCTCGCTGTCTAACTGTCGGGTCAGTTTATCGACCTGGTTGGCATAAGCATCCAGTTGAGCCTGCACATCTGCAGGGACTTCACCCGGCTTATCAGCCAGCGCTTTGAGGGCATTGATGTTATCGATCGCCTGTTGTGCCAGGTCTGAAGCAGTAGTCATATTCGGTATCCTTTAAATGGGTAAATCAAAAGTTCAGTGAGGTTAAAAGGCCGATAAAAATCGGCCTGAAATTAGTCAGTTGACTGAATTAATCGTTAAGGGTGTTCGTACTGCTGAAAAGTACGCGGCACCGGGTCGCCAGGCTTGCGGAACATGGCGTTGTCGTCTTTGCGGCTTTTCAGATACATCAGGGTCTGCTTAGCCTGATACTGATCGGCTGGAGACAGGGAGCCAGCCGTACCTGCGTTAATCGCCGCTACAACTTTGATCAGAATTTCGATACCCCAGCCGACGGCTTCGGTGGTGTCCAGAATCGCAGAGCGATACAGGGTATTGAGGTCTTGCAGGTCTTCAAATTCCTGGTCGGTATGTTCCATGGTAAATCCTCTTTTAGTTGAGTGAGTTAGGCCGTGAATTCACTCAGCCACCTTACTCACATAGCCTGATAAAGAACAGTAAAAAACTGTTTATATGTACAGTATATTTGTGTCATAAATTTGGCTTAGTGCCACTTATGCGTTTACTGCGCTCTTCCAGAAAACGTATCCGGCTTCGACTGGCACGCTGGCGAACGGATTCATAGGATCGGTTGAGTTGCCGGGCTATAAGTTTGGGTGGGATGGTTGCTGCGAGTTCTTTCAGAAGGCCTATCTCATCGGGTGACCAGCGGCGGCCAAGAGTTAACTGATTGCCACGACGCCGGTATTCCTGAGTCTGCAATTTACCTCCCGTAAAATCCGTCTGAAGATGAATGCTAATCCTGCACCACGGCACCAAACCGGCCGCGCAGCTCTGTCTGATAGTCATTCCAGACAACATCAGGCTTCGTCATTACGATGCGTGGCAGCTGTGGATAGAAGGCTGCCTGTCTTGCATATTCACGAGTGGCGCGCTCCCTGCGCCGTGCTTCCAGTGATTCTGTCGTCCGTGATTCAATCCGGCACCGCTCACCGTACCGGGCGTTAATCTGCTGCTGTGCGTCCTGCATAGCCAGCCTGTGAAGCCTGAGTGATTCAGCTTCATCAGGGCGTGCAGAGTCCGCCGAAGGTTCGGTGAGGTTCATGATCGGTGCCTTATTGGTGGGTTAAATCAGAATGGAATGTCGTCGTCAAAATCCATCGGTGGCTCATTGTTTGCCGGTGGAGTAGATTGCCCAGCCTGCTGCTGCGGACGCTGCTGCTGATTTTGCTGCGGTCGGTTTCCCTGTCCACTTTCCTGCTTACCGCCCAGCATCTGCAGCGTCCCGCCAACGTTCACCACAATTTCTGTGGTGTACTTTTCGGTGCCGTCCTGCGCCTGCCACTTACGGGTGCGTAGCTGGCCCTCGATATAAACCTGCGAGCCCTTGCGCAGATACTCACCAGCGACTTCTGCCAGCTTTCCGAAGACGACTACGCGGTGCCACTCAGTCAACTCCTTGTTCTCACCTGTGGTCTTGTCTCGCCACTGCTCAGAGGTTGCCACGGTAAGGTTGGCTACCGCGCCACCTGATGGTTGATAGCGAACCTCCGGATCCTTCCCGAGGTTGCCCAGTAAAATCATTTTATTTACGCCACGACTTGCCATTTATGCCGCCTTGCTAAGTTCTGCGCCGCGGGTTTTAAAAACCTCGACGCACTTCTGTTGATGTTCAGCAGAGGAAGCCAGAGCATTCCACGCTGGTTTATAGATGCCTTTAAGGTCTTCAATGTTCGCGCACTCAGCCGCCTGAGATGTGAAGTCGGCAAGGATTTCATCTGGAGAGCGCGCCGCCACTTGATGCACCTCTGCGTCAGCGTCGATTGCCGTCTGCTCGGTAGGGATGCAGAACGCCTGAAACGCCGCATACTTGTAGGCGATCGACATTGCTTTGTTGGTGGCCTTATCGCCGCTATCCATGGCTTCACCATAGGTGGTGACCGTGTGCTTGCTGCCGTCTTCGGTGGCGACGAAATCAAACTCTGCCTTAACCACGACATAGAAAAGGACGCCGCCTTTCTGCGTGGTTCGCTCGGTTACGATCCTCTCGGTAATGCGCGGAAGAATGACCAAACCATGCTTAGCCAGCATTGGAGCTAGCGCGTTATAAACCTGGTCTATGCCACGAAAGTTAAACCCTTGCTGCCGGTTCTCGCGGTCCTTACTGATGCCTTGCTCAGCCATCTCCCTCGCTACTGCGCTGATCGCCTTATAAACTTCCATAGCTCGCTCCCATTCGTTCTGCCTGCTGCTCCGTACGGTAATCAGCCGCCGCATCCATTGCGGCCTGCTGTGGCGTCATCTCATCAAGCACTGGCTCTAAGATGGCCTTCATCATTTCGATGAAATAGATATCCGAGTCAATCATGCTGCGTGCTCCTGGTGAATTGTGTAACCCTGCTCTGTGAGCCACTCCATGACGTCTTTGATATCAAGCTGGTTCAGCACCTGCTTGCCACTGAAGTCGAGCAGAGAGACCTCATCTGCTTCGATAATCATCATGCCAGGGCGATATCCGGCGCGCGTCTTAAGCTCGCCACATTCAATCTTTATTTTCATTTCTTCTCTCCCAAACCAAGGCTTCTCAGCATCAGGTTGATGAACGTGAAATCCTTCGAGTTCTCCAGCATCTTGCGATGGCGCTCTAACTCTTCCTGCTGCTTCTGGTAAGGCAGGGTGGGTGATTGAGTCTTCATGGCTTGCCCTCCTGAGATACGACCTGCAACAGGCGCTCCCAAAGCTGCTGTAAGCGGCTCTTAGGCTTCCACGACATAACGTCTGCGCCGGTGAGTTTGAAATCGAACATGGTGTTTTTGGGGCAGCCCGATGCCGCCCCAGCAATTGCGAGTTGCATGGGGATACTCCGTTGAATGGGTTGGGTTGTTGGTTTAGTAAGTGATACGGATGGCAGTAACTTCGCCTTTGGCGATAGCCGTGATTACGGTGCGCGCCATTTCTTCGGTCAGGCCTACAGTGACGAGGTCAGCCAGCGCTTTGTTGTTTACTGATTTGCGGTGAGCAACATCTGCTGCGCGGGCGGCCGCTTCGTCAGCAATGCGTTTCTCTTCAGCCAGGCGGGCGGCTTCTGCTTCACGGGCTTTGCGCTGCTCAGCTTCGATAGCGGCTTGCTTCTCACGCTCTGCCTTCTCACGCGCCTCCTGTGCCTGTCGCTCAACTCGCTCCTGCGCTTCTCTGGCTTCGCGTTCTGCGCGCTCCTGAGCGGCCTTTGAGTCGGCTTCTGCCTTTTCCTTGGCTGCTTGTAAATCTGCCTCACGTTTAGCCGCTGCTTCACGCTCACGCTGTGCTGCCTGCTCTGCTTCAATGCGTGCCTGTCCAGCAGCCTGGCGACGAATCTCTTCTTCGTATGCTGCGCCCTGGCGCTCTGCTTCGGCCTTTGCCTCGGCGGCATCGCGGTCAAACTTATCGTTGAGCAGGAGGGCGATTTCGTGGTCTGAGTCGATTTGCGCTGCCAGCTTCTCAGCAGCAATCCACGCTTCTTCTTCAGCCTTGATGCGGTCCTGCTCTGTTTCCCAATCCGTTACTGGCTGCCGGGCCTTATCCCGAAGAGCATCCAGCCGGTCACGTACTGTCTTGCGGTTGGCGTCGATTAACTTCGGAACCTCTTTCAACTCTGCGACCAAATCCTTACCCAAGCCATCTAGGTAGGATTTAGTCTGCGATACGCGGTAAGCCAGTGAAGCGATCTGCTTTCTGCCCTTTACCGTGGTGACATCCGGCACAAAGGACATAACTTCACGCTCGACCTTCTGAAGAATCTCTTCAATCTGGTCGGCAGATTTAAAAACGGTGAGGGCATTTGCCTTCTCAATGACTACAAGATCTCTTGTTTCGCTCATTTTGATTTCCTTCAGTCAAAAAAATGCCGCCCTGATATCAGGCGGCTGGAGAATTAATTGAGTTTCGTTTACAATGACGTCAGGTAAAAAAACCAACCAACTCTATGTGTTGGGGAAGTTCTTGCAGTTGAATGCGCTTAGCATCATGGCTGTAGCCTCTGATCTCGTAACTTTATGGCCTGTATTCACAGTGATTCTAAAGGGGGCGATTATGCTAACAACATGTTCAGGATTAGATCCGGTATTTTTGGTAGGTTGCGGGTGTGCGCTGCGGGTAAGCAAGCTACCGCCAAGATACTAGCAAGTTCTCGCAGGTCCCATTCAGCACAGTCCTCGTGAAGGGGAGTAGCACTACGCCCGCACCAATTCTAAGCCTCGCATTAGCGGGGCTTTTTTTTAGTTAAATTTAACTTCACGCTATCTATCTGCCCAGCCAGCATAAGCAAAACAATAAGTAGCCAGACTATGGCTTAACATGTGTTGCTTATGGGCGCCTCCAGATATAAAAAAGGCTGCGGGTTAGGCAGCCTGATTGATGTAAGTGCCGGGATATTTATCCACGCCCGGCGCGTGTCCCTGCCATTCCCCAACAGCAAGAATTCGTTTAATCTTTAAGCTCCCCAACAGTAGAAAGGATGTGTTCATGCAGACCATGAAGACCGTTTGTCCTGATTGCGGTAGCGAGATGTTCAAAAGGCCCGACGATTTTGATTTTGACAGCAATTTCGTTGACGTTTTCTGTGCTGATTGTGGTAGAGAAATCACCAGGGACGATGTTGTCAATCAGGCTACGGATGTGGCTAAAAAACAGGTTGACGATATGCTGAGGAATACCCTCAAAGGAACTGGCTGGAAATTCAAGTAACTTAGCAATCTCATTCACCTGACTTTCCGCCTCACTGGCGTCTATACGAATCTCAATAGGCGCTATTTTTTTCTCAGTCATAACTACCTCGCCGTTACGATGTCTTTTGAGTTGCGATAGCCTGCAGCGAATATCGCGATTTCTGGTAAGCACTGTGATGTGCTCTCATGCCTGTCACGCAGAGAAGGGGAGGAGCAAGCCTTCTCGATGCGGCTGATGTGTTTAACCTCAATCGCCACAACCTCTGGCTCGATGCCGAAAGCCGTGTCGATGATTGATTCGATGCGTTCACGATCCATTGCCACTGCACGACGACGAGCATGGCGGCGTGATTTGGCTGACTGTTTAGTCGATGAGCCGTAAGTGATTACTGTCATGGTTGCCTCCTGAAGTGGTTTTGGCACTGTCGACTGGTGAGCCGATAGACAGTCTAAATCCATCTCGTTTGGTTGATTCGCGCTTTGTCAGCGCTGCAATGTTGTTAAAGAGCATCACCATCCTGGTGAGTAGTGCGTCCTGCTGATGGGATTTAATTTAGCGTTATGCTAAATGAATTGCAATAGCAAAATGCTAAATTATTTGTGCGTGGGATTTAGCTAAATGATCTAGAAAGGAATTTATTTTTCGTGGGGGAATTTCAGGCACAAAAAAGCCCGCTCAGTGGCGGGCTCTTAGCTTTTAAAGATTAACTTGAGTATCTGGCGGAGTTCATTGCTGGCTTTCCAGATGTCGTCCTGAGTGTCGCCATCCCATTCGGGCGTCATTGCTCTCTCTGCCTGAAGATACCGCAATCGGATGTGTATCTCTGCAATTTCATCCCGCCTACATTTGGCGGCCATTCGCTGAAGCCCCCTAAAGGGCGTTGGCTCCCAAGGCTTTAGGTTTAGTCGTTCTTGCCTGAAGAGTAGGGATAGTTTTTTGTTCATAATTAGAGGGCCAAAAAGCCCTCTAAGTGGTGGGCTTTTCCAGGCACAAGGCTATTTAGACATTGTTTTTATAGCAGTGATAATTGCGGGCATTGCGGGAATGAGTTGCGCCATTACTACGGCACCAACTACCCATAGGATAATAGAATTTTTAGCATCACTAACATCTGTTTTTGTGGCGTAATTGGAGCGCATTACCGCTATATCAGTCTTCATTGACTGAACCTCTTTCTCAAGATCTTTCAAGCGTTGCAGCATGTCTCCACCTCCACCATTTCCACCGCCATGCTTTGAATTATGATAATCATCAGCTGTTTCATGTGGTTTTACAACCTTTAGAGTATTGGAGGCTCTTAGTCTTGCATCAACCGTATCGTGGCTCACCATATATCGCTCACCCTGAAATACGCTCTGTTACTATGAATTTTTTCCTTTTCAACGAACAATGTGGCCTCCAAAAAGTAAGAGCCAGCTCTGATAAATTTACATTTTTTAAGGCATATATCCACAGAGGCGGCTATGTCTGATTCCTTTCCCTGGCTATCATTGGCTCGTACCCAAACGCCTTTTTTTACAGAAATCTCTTTGTCACCCTCATCTGATGACAAAAGAATCTGCACCTCAAGAAAGTAAGGTCTTTCGTGTACCAAACCAATAAAGAAGATACCTGCATGCAGATCGATTTCCGTAGGAAAGTCTTCACAATCAAATGCCAATAAAGGTGCAGGGATTTTATCTTTTCCACCCTCTTCAGAATAAGGGAAAAGGAAAGCAATCTTTTCAGTATTCATTATTTCAATCAGTCCCTTATAAGTACTGAAAACTACACCAGTCGCATCTTAGTCTCAATCGCTACACCCAGAACCTTACAGTTCCCGTTGACTGGCACCATAGGCCATTGCGGGTTCAGGCCCTTCAGATACTTCTGGCTGCCGTCGATAATGAGCTTTTTGAATGTAGCTTCATTGTCATCAGTCAGCTTTGCTACAACCAGGCTGCCATTCACTGCTTCACGGCCTGTATCGAATAGAACGTATGTTCCTGCAGGGATGCTCATGCCAATCGGCGCAGTCATCGAATCGCCTTCCACCTGCAACCAGAAAGCATCTCCCTGGGTATGTGCGTCAGATTCAAGCCACATATCGACATCCTTTATCGTATAGGGTTCACAGGCTTCATTCCATGCGCCAGCCTGAACCTTGCTTAGAACGGGGTAGCGCGCAGTCGGTTTATAGTCCCGGGGGTTGCAAACGTTGGCATCAACCTGTGGCTGCTCTTCGTGGATGGAGTCAAGCCAGGCATTTGGCAGCTTTAAAGCCACTTCAATCTTCCTCGCCATCTTATCCCCGATGTTCCTAACGCTATTCTCCCCAAGCAGCTGACTGAATTGGGACGCACTGATGCCCAAAAGCTCTGCGAATCCAGCCTTTGTATTGCCATCGCTCTCAAGATGCCTCTTAAGGAGGTTATTGAGATTGGTTTTTCTGACGCTTTTATTTTCCATGGCCTGATTCTCACACTATTTAGCAATACGATAAATACGCATTTTGCTAAATACTGCTTGTTAGTTATTTAGCATAACGCTAAACTTGGCTTTGAAGTTAAACAGGAGGCACCAATGGGTAATGAATTGCTCCGCTGGCGCAAGGAATCTTCAGCTGAAGACTGGATCAGCCTTGCCGTACTAGCGAACACTTCTGTTGGCTACCTCGACCAAATTGCATATGGATTCCGCCGAGCATCACCAGGTAAAGCCCAGGCAATTGAGGAAGCCACTAAGAAATTCACCGATTACATGCCGGTGAAGAAGGAAAACTTAGTCTTTGCACCACAGCGCGCTACGGCCGCTTAAAAGTTACCGCTCTTTACACAATTTAGCCCGCCGTCAACGCGGGAAACTTTAAACCGAAGTGACTTGCTCACCGCAATGTCAAGTCACTAATTAACTCAAAGGAATATTACGGAATGGAACGCGCAAACAAACGCAACGAGGCGCTGAGAATCGAAAGTGCCTTACTCAACAAGATCTCACTGATTGGTACCGAAAAGACAGCAGCTGCTGTTGGTGTCGATAAGGCGCAGATAAGCCGCTGGAAGCGTGACTGGCTGCCAAAGTTCTCAATGCTTCTTGCAGTGCTGGAGTGGGGTGTCGTCGATGACGAGATGGCTCATTTAGCCCGGCAGGTGGCGGATATTCTCACCAAAGAAAAGGCCCCAAGTTGCGCGAACAACTTTGAGGCCTGATGCACGAATCTTACTGGATCAACGTACAGGAGTAATTATGAGTTCTTTATTATCGCTTTACAAGGCTAAAGAGAAAAACGGCACGGAAACAACGACTAAGAAAACCTTTCTGGTACCGCTGGCTGAGCTTTACGTCGAGCCTGGCTACAACGTCCGTGAAATCGACCAGGAGCACGTCGCTGAATTCCGTGATGCGTTCATTGCTGGTGAGTTTGTGCCGCCGCTGGCGGTTCAGGTTACAGAGCAGGGCATCAAAATTATCGACGGCCACCACCGGTACTACGGCGCGAAAATGGCGTCTGAAGCCGGGCATGAAATACCACGCCTTGAGTGCAAAGACTTCTCAGGTTCCGAAGCTGATCGCATCGCATTCATGGTCACCAGTTCACAGGGTAAGGCTCTGTCTCCTCTGGAACGTGCGGCGGCATATCAGCGCCTGCTGAATCGGGGCTGGACATCTGCTGAGATTGCCAAAAAGGTTAAGCGATCACCAGCTGATGTGGATCAGCATCTTCAGTTGCTGGAGTGTGGAGAGAGCCTGATCGCAATGGTTAAGGCGGGCGAAGTAGCCCCCACTACCGCTGTTGCTTTATCACGTGAGCACGGCCCGAAAGCAGACGCTGTTGCACAGGCGCAAATGCAGAAGGCCAAAGCCGCAGGTAAAACCAAACTGACGCGATCAGCGGCCATTCCTCAGTTCAGCGCTGCTAAAGCACGTCGCCTGGCAGAACTACTGGTTGATGCAGAGTTTGAACGGGATGGCGGTTTCGATAGCCTGATTCTCTCTCATGGCACCACTGAAGAGATAAAGCGGATTCTCGCTGATTATCGCTCAGGCATTCCATCTGACGGGGGCGGCGATGAATCTTGCGCATGACAACGTATCACCAATCAGGCCCTCTCTCAGGGCCGTGGAGCAACGTGTGGCAGATACAGACGATGGATACACGCGTCTGGCAAACGAGCTATACGAAGAGCTGATAGGTGCCAACCTGACAAGGAATCAGGCAAAGGTTGCGCATGCTGTTTGCCGGAAGACATACGGCTTCAACAAGAAGATGGATCGCATTGCTGACAGTCAGATTAGCCAGATTACCAGGCTGCCAAGGCAGAAGGTAAACAAGGCAAAAAACGAGTTAATTCAGATGGGGGT